GTTGCCTCTATTTGCAAAGGCCATCATCATCATGTGTGTGTATATGGAGAGGTAGTTCCTGTCGTCCTCATCCATCTCTTTTACAAGAGCCTCAACGGACTCTTCTGTTATAAGCTCTCTTTTCATTTGGTTCCTTTGCTGGTTTGGGACAATCCTCGGGTATCTTCACTATGCAATACACGGCTTGGGCTGGCCTTTGATATTGAGATGCAGACCACCTGTCGATGTAAACATCATCCATGTCTGCAAGAACTCTTCTCAAGTTACTACCATCAAGACCCGTCTTTACAATTAAATCGTTGATGGTCAATCCATCTTCATAACCATGCAGAATTTCCCGCAGGTTTGGTTTGATTTTGCTGTATCTCATCAATAGCGATTTCGCTTAGGCATAGGACGGATAAACCCTGAGTTGCGAACAGGGGCTCTAGGAGCGGCTGGCTCATCATAAAAAGTCCTCTCCTCAATAGAGTAGTCAGAGTGAAACTTATCAGGGCACTCAGCTTTGATGAGCTTAATAGTTGCCTCAAGCTTTGGGTTCTCCAAAACATAATCCTCTTTGTCAATCCTCTTGGGGTCAACTGCGTCTATGAGCATCTGCCGGTATCTAGGTTCAAGCATTCTTGTTCTCCGTGTAAACAGTAGAGGTTTCTTTGGCATGACGCAGAGCGGCATACATCAGTCGTACGTCAATGATTGCATCCATCGTGCGGTTCAGAGCCAAGTCCAGCTTGTTCTCAATGAATGCGTTGTGTGCATCCTTCAGGGCTTGCTCTGCTTTCATGCAGGGAAGTGCGTAGTCAATAATTTGTTCAGTCATGTTTCATGGTGTTTAAAGCACCCCCTAGTTCGTTGATTTTGGGTGTCTTCTTGTTGAGAATCTTCTGTGCCTTGAGGTAGTCAGACTTGTACTGAACCGCCCGTTGGTAGCTACCGTTAGCCACAGACTCAGGAACACGCTTCATGGCTTCAGCTAAAGCAATCTTCATCCTGTCTATCTGCTCTTTATCATCAATCATTTGCGTTCTCCTGTGACTGCATTGTCCATGAGAACCATTGCTTTCTACAGGGTGACAATTTATAAAATTGACACCACACACCCTCACAAACAAAACAAACTTTCATAAAATTAACACAAAATGATGTTAGATTCCGCCAAACTTTTGGGAGTCGTTATGCAGGCTAAAGTTTCCAGAGAAGAGTTCATCAACATCTGGAGCCGTTTTGGCTCTGCTTCAAAAGTGGCAAAATGTTTAGATGTCTCTGAGCGCTCTGTCCTCAATCGCAGGCGAAGGATTGAGCAAGACACAAATCAACCTCTCATAAGTTTTAATGACAGGTCACAAGCATATTCAAATGTCCAGCCCATCCAAACATCACTCAACAAGATTGAGCTTGGCATACTGAACCAAACCATCATCGTCTTCAGTGATGCGCATTTTTGGCCCGGCGAATACACCACCGCCTATAAGGGCCTGCTGTGGGCAATCAAGGAACTGAAACCTCATGTGGTCATAAGCAACGGAGATGCATTTGATGGGGCCAGCATTAGCAGGCATGACCCGCTGGGCTGGTCAAAGACACCAACCGTCATAGAAGAGTTGAAGGCAGTGCAAACTCACTTGGGTGAAATTGAAGAAGCTGCCAAAGAGGCCCGCCACAATGCAAAGTTGTTGTTTACATGGGGCAACCATGACACCAGATTCGCCAACAAACTAGCTTTACAGGCTCCGCAGTATCGGGACGTTCAAGGGTTTAAACTACAAGACCACCTTCCCGCATGGGAGTTTGCTTGGTCTGTCTGGCCCACAAGCCAGTGCATTATCAAGCACCGCTACAAATCTGGCATTCATGCAGCCCACAATAACACCGTGGGCGCTGGAATCAACATCGTGACTGGTCACCTTCACTCCCTCAAAGTGACTCCGTACGCAGATTACAACGGTAATCGTTATGGTGTAGACACTGGAACTCTTGCAGAGATTTATGGGCCGCAGTTTGATTACGGAGAAGGCAACCCATTAAACCATAGGTCGGGGTTTGCGGTCTTGACATTCAAGGATGGTAAGCTTTTGTGGCCTGAGCTAGTTCACAAATGGAGTGAGACTCAGGTTGAGTTTCGTGGTCAAGTTATCAACCTATAGGAGTTTTCTCATGTACAAGTTTATGATGATTTTTAGCAACTGCGCCGCAATGGAAGACGACGAGTTTGAGGCGTTCGTTGACTGCTTTGATGAAGATGAAGAATACTTCTATGACGAGGACGCAGAATGCTACTGCTGGTACGACGAAGAGTATGACGCATGGTACTGGCTCAACGAAGAGACCAACGAGTGGCTCTTGGTTGAAGACGAAGAAGCCGATTGGGGCGACGACGAGGAAGAGTACGAAGACGAAGAAGAAGCTGAGGCAGCCTAATTAGGGTAAATCATCAGCATGGCATCTTGAACAGATGCTTGAATCTTCTCTATGACCTGCTCAAAAGGCAGGTCATATTTTTTGTGCTGACGAAGCGTCTCATTTATCTCGCTCAAAGCCTGCCAAGCATAGCCCGAGTGAATAGACTTGATGGCTTCTTCCTCATCATCAAAGGTTGCGCTAATCTTCATGCTGCACCTTTAGCTCGTTTAAAGCTATATCTACCTCGGCCTGCGCCACCATCCCATCCTCATATCCTCTTGCATAAGAGTTTTGCTCCATTGCAATTAGCTGGTTAATCAGCCGCTGCTGGATGTCGCATATCTTTGTCAGGCTATCTAAAGCCAAATCTCGCTTGCTCATGTTTCTTCCTTTGGTTTAACGTTAACTTCTTCGGATGCACCGATGTGATAGACATTTCCTTCCTCATCTGTACACACACTGTACATCCCGTCGATGTGATGGAACTTCAACTCTAGTCCATTCTTTAGCACAACCATGCTATTTCTGGGTACGTTGTATAGCTTCATGTGTTTCTCTCCTTCAGTAGTTGCTCAATGTTCCTAACCATTTCAAATATGGTTGAGCGCCCAGCCCCTGTCTGCCAATCTTCCCAATCCCAGTAGAGTTCTACCTCCTCATCCGTCAGTCCTACCCACGGCTTCTTGTAGTCTTGGATGTCATCGTCTTCTTCAATCATTGTTTTTACTCCTTAATTTAGCTGTACCGAGGTGAAGGAACCACTCTTGGAACACATCAGCAGGGCGGCATGCTAGGTATATCCCTCTGCCATCACGCACCTTGGATATCGCGGCAACTACGTCTTTCCAGTCGTCTTGGTTCATGCCGTAGATTGCTTCCTTCTGTGCCCTTGCATCACACGCAATACATCCGTCAACACAGTACTTGCATTTCCCGTCCTGCGCTGGCTGTGCTGCTTTCTTACCGTCGTAGTAGCCGCTTTGGTAGGCAATGGTCAGGGCGTCAGGCTCCTGCGCTGGCTGTTCCACTTCAAATTTCTCAAACAACGCATCTCTGTCCGCAGCCATCTTGCGCTTGGCTTGGAAGCCACCACCCCAATCGCCCTGCTTCTTCGCAAGTTCATCAAACGCTTCGTCTTCTGCATCTTTCATGCTTGCTCCTTTAGTTGTTGGTCTATTTCGTTATAGGTATTGACGTACTGCTGCGCCCATTCTTGGGGGGATGCCCCCGCTTTGCGCCCAGCTTCGCTTACTTCAATAAGCGCACGGAAAAACTTGCTCCGTTCTTCTTCGGGCATTGTTTTAATTTGCTCGGTAAGTGTCATTGCGGTGTTTCCACTGGGATGCCTTGTTCATCACACACCATGATGTAGTGGTCGTTAGGGCCAACAAACTTGTGGAGCAAGTGCCCCGCCTCTTTATCTTTTGTGGTCAGCACCAAGTGCGTCGCTCCACCATACTGGTCTTGTGGCTTGTCAAACGTAGTGCCGTGCCATACGGGTAATATTTCGCCATGTTTAGTTTTTACACAATATTTCATTTCAGTCTTCATTTTTTAGCTCCTTGTCTATTTCATCCAACAAACGCTTGAAGGCTTCAACGCGCACATCAAAATTAGCATGCTCAACCATCGTATCGGTGAAGACTTGTTGGATACCCACAATGGGTTTAGACCTGTCGCTGTGTTCGTAAATTACTTTAACAATCCAAGTCATAGCCAACTCCATACAATTAAGACAGCACCAACCACAGCAAACAGCACAGTGAATATGGTGACTGCCACGAAAACAAAACTGAAAATCATGTCCTCGGTTTCGTCATCGTCGTTCATGCTTTGCTCCTTTTTTGCCAGTCTCTATAGTCAAAAGGCTGCTCCCTCATAAGGGGCCATGCGGGTCTTGGGGGGCCGTTCAAAACAGTCACCATCTCTTTGAATGTCTTCATGTCCCAAAAGTGGTTTCCGCCCGATGTGCGTATGACATGGTTAATTCTTGCGATACTTGCGTTTACAGCACCCAACCACTCTTCGTCATCGTCGTTCATGCTTTGCTCCTTGCTCTGATTGCGTCCGCGCATTCTCCTGCGCTCATCATTCGGTCAGAAAACCTCTGACACAACTTGGCGCACTCTTCACGCTCATGCGCGGCTACCAACTCGGCAAAGCGTGTAAGTTCTTCAACCCAATATCCAGTCTCAATCCGAATGCCGTCATTGTTTGACTCTGTCAACTTGGATTTTTTTGCAAGCTCTTTAATGTTCATGCCTCGTTCCCCTCGCTTTCAGCATTGCGTCCGCCCACTCAAAACAACTGCCGCAAAGTCCGGCAATCGTTATATCTCCATTGCTTATGGCTACATACACTTCGGACATGGATAACTGTGCTTGCATCGCCTGCCCAGCAAATTCATCACGCAGGGTCTTGTCGCGGGCATAGCCGCCCGTCTCTGCCATCCATGTAGGGTCAAGGGTTGTGTTGTCTTCTTTCATTTGCATTCCTTAGTAAAGGAAGCGACCCACATGCCGCACTCAGGTTGATAGGTGGCGTAGCCCACGTAAAACCCCGCCACGATGATGGTGGACACAAGACCCACCATCGCAAATAAATCAGCTAGTAACTTCATCTTCCATCTCCTTTGTCCATGAACCATCTTGACGCTTCTTGCTTATCCAAAAGCCATCTGCGTTTACACTCATACCCAGACCCAGCATCTCCTCTGGAGTTCTGCATCGACGGTCTACTCCGTGGTCGCCCGTTCGGTGCATGTCAAACGGTGTATCACTGTTAAAGTAGGCTTTGCAGCCTTGGCACTGATTACGTCTTCCGGTAAGTAGTTTCATGGCTACACCTTCATAGTGTGTTTAAACAATTCATCAGCTATCAAGTCACTGAACGATTGACCGCTAGGGAATCGCATCTGTGCAGCAGGTAGCGCCTTGACAAGGATGTCAGCTTGAGTCAGTCCATCGTTGAACCCACACAGGTACGGCTGCTCGTCTCCGTTGAGGCGCATCACAATGCCCTCTCGTACCACCGCAGCCATCGTCATCTTCTTTGACTTGGCAAACTTCTTCAGCCTCTTGTGCTCGTCTTCTTCAAGGTACGTCATAAAGGGCAGTAGCTTCCTCTTAGAAAGGTGTTGCATTGATTTTCCATTCGTGGTATTCCGTCATGAGGTCATCAAACAACTGCTTTGCATCTGCATTTCCATTGAGTTCCGTTCGGGAGTCAATTCCACACATATTGCATAGCAGGGTTGCTGTTGCATCCTCTGTCAGAGTTTTGTTGTCGCCGTAAGACTCACTCATAAACTGCTGAAACTCAGGCAGTCTGCACAGCATTCCAGCTTGTTTAACGCGGTTCACGTACTCCGTGGGTGATTCATCATCTTGAATACGAACCATCACGCAGCCATACCGTGACCCAACAAAATCCCGCAGTAGCTCCTCAGGGATTTCATCGGGGTGCAGGGCCAGCGTCAAAATAAAACCTGTGCGGTCTTGCTTCAACGCCACCTTTCGACATTCAAATTGAAGCGGCATCGATAGCATCTTTCTGCCAAGTCTCTTTGAGCGTAGCTTCAAGGTAGCTGACGATAGCCATCAAACCATCTACTTCAGTCTTGTAGCGTTGCCGCAATTTTTTGTGCTCTTCTTCCAGTGTGACGATGTAAAGGTTTGCATGATGCAGCTTAGAGGCAAGTGGGTTTACAGGTGCATTGCTTTTCTTAATCGCTTGCTTCTTGTTCTTAGCGCCAGCGGGGCGACCACGCTTCTTGACGGGCACATCCATCTCAGGGGTTGCAACTTGCTCAGGGGTATTTTCAAAAGACATCTCTATTTCCTTCTGCCCACTTGTACCAGCGGGCGATAAAATTTTTTAACTCATCAAATGAAGACCCAATATCCTTGAATCTTCCGCTTGGAGTAACCCACTTCATGTTGGTTACTACGGTCTCATCATCAGTGTTACCTGAGATGATTAGTACTATGAACTGAGGCTGTCTTGCTAAACTTTTCAGCAGTAGCAATTGACCGTCACTTATAGTCTCTCCGTTTCTTTTCCACTCACCAACCAAGAAACAATCTTTTCTCTCAAGAATCATGTCCAAGTCGGATGGTAGAAACTTTGGGTTACTGGGTATGACACCAACAAACCCATTGAAGTCGATGTGAGAAGCGTTTAAACTTCTCATGGACTTCAGAATGGCAAATCCTCTTCAGGGAAGTCAGGCTCTTGAGGAGCGGCGGGCTGGTCTAGTGGAACCCAACGATTAACTCTGAGCGACAGGTATGTCTTCCCGTTCTTGTCAATCTTCTTCCACCCACTAATCTTGACCACAGTAAGACCGTTCTCCACCTTGATGGCGGTCATGTCTTTCATGTTGATATGGAGGTCACCCCAGTAATCGGGAGCCAGTTCCTTGGCCTTGCTGAGTGTGGCTTTCAGTGAGCCCGTGTCGGGCATCTGTTGAAACGGTGTGTCGTATGTCATTCTGCTTCCTTGATAAAAGATTGTTTAAGTTCAGAGAACTTGGTAAGAACCCGTTTGTAAAGCTCAGGGTGTGTTTGCTTTAATGAGTCAAGCTGTAGATGATTCTTGCCCCAAAAACCTTGCAACTGCTCCAGCGACTGGCAGATGTGTGTGTACTCAATCATTGAGTCTGCAAACAAAGTACGGGATGCATCGCTGCTGTCCCACTCAGTGACTTCGTCGGGCTTGGGCTTGCGCTCCACCTTCTTTGCAGTAGCAATATTGAACTTGGGAAACTCCGCTTTCTCAGGCTTCG